AGAGTGATGAATGGTTGTTCTGCTGGTTCCTGAGGAACAGCAGGAAGTAATTCTTTCTCTAACTGTAACTCTGACTCTATCTCTATATCTTTATCTAACTCTTTATCTATATCTATTTCTATCTCTGTGTTACACTTTGTTACATGCCCGTTACAATGTAACGCTTTCTTATTTTCTCTGTACCTTCTCACCCTTTCAGCAGACTGTTGTTCGGTTCCAATAGCCTGTGGGACTTCAGTAAGCAGATACTCATCTTCATTGATGATTTCGATCAGTCCCTTTGCCATGAGGAACTGTATCGTAATCTTTACATCTTCCGGCTCTTCTTCAATCTCAAGAGCAATTTCTGATGCAAAATCGTCCTCAACACCTTCGAAATATAATTTTCCTTCGTCCTTCAATGACAGGAGCTGCATCTTCAGATAGATGATTGTGTAGGTATCACCTCCGGCAACGGTTCGTAATTTCTTTACTCGTTTATCACGAAACCATCCTTCCCGGAGTTTCAGCCAGAAATATCGTTTCGCCATTTCTACCTCTCATTCCGGCCCCCGGCTGCAACCGGGAGCCATCAGTTTTAATAAATAACTTTGCTTCCTTCTTCCGTCTTGATTACGGTTACGCTCTGGGAGAAGCGTGCCTTCATTGCTTCATCGTGCGTGATTGCCATGATCTTGACGTCAGGATATCTCTTTCGGATTGTTTCCAGGCTGTCTACATATGCCTGTGTTCCATCTTCATCAAGGAATGGCGGTTCGTCGATGAAAAGCATTCCGAGCTGGATGCCGGCAGCTGATGTTTTGATCTCTGCAAGAGCGAGGATGACAGCAAGTGAAGTCTTAACTTTTTCTCCTCCAGATTTTGACGCATACGGAAGTGTTGTCTTTCCGTACTCATTGATCAGTACGTCAAGTGTTGCCTTGTCTCCGTCTTTTCCCTTAACAGTGCGCTCCATAACAAACTCGACTCCCATTGTTCCTCCGGTCATCTGACCGAGTATATTATTCGCAGTGTCGGTGATGTGAGGAATAATGTTTCTCACGATCTGGTGAGGTACTCCATCCTGAGAGAATGCGTGTTTAAGGATTTCATATCTGTCAGCCTTTAGAGCTACGATAGCAATCTCTGTATTCAGACATTCAATCTCATCTTTCAGCTGTTTGATGTCCTCTACCTTCTGGAGAAGAGTTCCCTTCGTGATCTGCAGTCTTTCCGTACTGTACGATATATCTTTGATGCTTACATCAAGATTGAATATCTTCTCTTCGATATCCGGCGAGAATGCATGAACAGTTTCAAGAGCAGCCATCAAGTCCGATGTATTCTGAATAAGCTGTGTCTGATATTCCGCGAGCTTTCGCGTAATGCCTTCCAGTTTCTCTTCAGCATTCTTTTTCCGCTCTTCATATACAGGAAGTCTCTTCTCGTCTTCAACAAATCTTTCCAGTTCCTGCATGGTAGCTTTCGCTTTCCGATACTCCTCTGCTTTTTCTTTGAGTTCATCAACGTCTTCCGTTAGTCTGCAGGCCTTTATTTTGAGCGTGAACATGCTTTCGTTGCATGAGACTATTGTTTTATCGTTTGACTCTTTCTCGGCCTCTAATCGTGCGATACGAAGCTTTGCATCGTCAAGCATCTTCTTCATGCTGATATATGGTGATAATTCCTTGATGCGGTTCATCACCCTTGTTGCATCTCCGGAATGATACCCAACAGCATCTGCTTTTGCTGTCTGATCGATCTGGTATGTACTGAAATCTGACTTAGCCTTTTCGATATCAGCTTCTTTTTCAGCAATCTCTGCAGATATTGCCTCAATGCCTTCAACTTCCTCCTGCGCCTTTACCAGGAACTTGCATCTTGCTCCATCTACCGGGCATCCGCTATCAGCAATGAACTTTTTCGACTGTTCTCCGCTATTCAATCTAAGTTTGAGAAGCTCAATCTGAGAGTTCAGGAGCGCGATGTCTGCGTTCATCTTCGTTTTCTCTCTGTCAACTTCAGATGCGAGACGCATATACTCTTCCTGCTTTGCTCTGATTTCTTCCTGTTCCTTTTTGAGGTCTTCAATCTCAGAAAGTTTAGCGTCAATATCATCAGCATCTAAACCGGCAGTAGACTTTTTTATTTCCTCGTCGATCTGTGCGTTTCTCAGTTCGCTGTTCCTGATGATATTTTCGTATCTGAGCCGTTCCGTATCGAGATCAGACAGGGATTTGCATCCTGCTTCATAACGAACCATTGAGTCTCTGAGTGACTCTGCGATATCTGCAGATGCTCTGTACTCAGAAACCTTATCACGGATAAAATTTGACGATTTCAGCATCGTGTCGCATGACTCAATCAACTTCTTTGTAGCATCTGCTTCATGCTCAGTGGATCGAATTGCTGCCTTTGTATCAGCCTCAGCCTTATTAGCTTTCTCTAAGTTTTCCCTTGCTTTTTCAAAACTTGCCATTGTGCTTACCAATCCAAGTTTCTCTTCAGAAAGAGATTTGAGCTTTTTTTCATTCTCTGCAAGCATCATGTTCAATACTTCCAGATCATTCTCAGGGTCTCCCTTGCTGGCAATGAAATCGTTCTTCGCCTTTACCTGCTCTTTCATCGACATAAGAAGTTTCTTCTCGTCAGCAAGTTTTTTTCTGGCATCCAGTTCCATAACTCCGTAGATGCCGAGTCCGAGGAGATTTCCAAGGATTGCAATTCGTTCATCTTTCTTCGCCTGGAGGAATAATCCGTACTGGTCCTGCATGATCAGAGCACAGCTTCTAAATGTCATGCTGTCCATGCCCAGAACTTTCTCTATTTCGTCCTGTGTGTCATAAATACGCTCTTTCGATAAGTTCAGCCATTCAGAACCGCTATCATCCATCTGGGAAAGGTTCAGTGTTGCTCTGCCGGATTTCATTCTTGTTCTTGTTACACGGAACCGTTTGTCTCCGATGTCGAATACAAATTCAATCATTCCGCTTCTGGCATCCTCTGTCCCTCGGATCCATGCTTTGTTGTCTCCCTCTCGTGTTTCTTCAAAGAGGCAGTCAACAATGGCATCCATGAAGAGGGATGACTTACCAGCTCCGTTCACACCGTTAATGCTGCAAAAACTTACATCTGCAAAATCGAATGTCTCATCTTTGTAATTTCGGTAGTTCTTTACTGTGATGCTTACCGGCTGGAATATTCCAAAGATCTCCGCTGTAGAACTCTGTTTCATGGCATGCGCAATGATTGGCTCAGCCATATCAACGATCTTATCTGCATCCTTATAACACTTTTCATCGAGCCACTTCTTGAGGTTCATAAGCGGGTCGCTTTCCTCTGACAGGAGTCCTCTGTTCGTTACATCGATTGTCTGCTCTGCTTCAATGCCTGATACATAAAATGCACCGAGGTCATACAGATCGTTCTGCAACATAGGGATATTTAATGCTTTCTTCTGGTCTGATGTGCAGGTATATCTGACACGAACGATCGAGTTATCAATATCTTTCTGCTTGTCCATGAGGTGCAACTTACCTTCTGCAAGGTACGATGTTACGTCATCCTCGTTCCAGTCCATAGTGTAGAACTTTCGGAATGGTGTTTCTCTGAACGTTGACTTCCAGATGTCTTTTCCATCAAACTCATGAACGTAGAAACCTCTCTCCTGTCCTTCATCATTGAAGTTCATGGCATTGATCGCACCGGAGTAGAACACATTTTTAAGATTGAAGATCTTCTGAGGTCTGTGGATATGCCCAAGGAATACTCCGTCATAATCTGCAGCCTGTAGTGCTTCCCTCGGGATGACCGGTTCGAAGTTCGTAAAGAACGCTGTCTGCCCGGACTCCATGTTGCATCCCGGCACGGTGTAATGTGCCATCAGGATGTTAGGAACTTCTGGATTGCACTGCGCCTTGAGTGATACAACCATGTCAGAAATGTACTTTGTCCATGTGAGGTTCTCTTCCTCTGTGGAAAGCCCAGGGAATTTTGCTCTGAACTCCTGCTTATCAAATCCGGGGATGCAGACAATATCTGCAAGCGGTGTTGATACCACTTCCGGTTTTGTTACGACCAGCACTTTTTCGTTATGCTGCATCATCTTCTCAAGTACTCGGTACTGTCCGCTTCCGTCATGGTTCGGAGTGCCTCTCATTACGATGACGAGGTTTGCAATCTCTGACAGCTCTTCGATTGTCTGTACGGCAGTGATGATCTCGTCAGACATTCGTACCGGCCCGATCTGTTCCTGATGGAAGATGTCTCCGCTGATGCATACAATGTCAGGATTTACATATCCTGCATCGTCAACCATATATTCAAGACAAGATTTTGTGTCCAGAGAGCGGAGGTTAACTCCGTTCTCTACTGGACCTTTGAACTGGCCAATGTGCCAGTCTGCAGTGTGTAAAATCTTCATGCTTTACTCCTCCGTGATAGGTGTAAGATCTGTGATTACAGAAAGTGTTTTGGTTTCTGAGTAATACCTGTACAAACTGTTCGACAATCTCTCCTGGACACCAACCTGTGTAGCATTCACTTCTTTCACAAGTTCGATAATCTCTTTCGGTTCTCCAATACCGTCGATGATAGGTGTTGCGATCATCTCATGGATTGATGAAGGAATTAAGAAGAAGTCACCACCGTATGAAGAGAAGATTTCAGATACATGCTCAAGCGTTTCATCATAAAGTACTGCTGATGATCCGAACTGCATGTACTTGTTTGTAATGACATACATCGGAACAGTTTCTTCGATATCACTAAAGCAGAGCCCTAATCCTTCAGTTTCCGATATTTCTCCAATTACTTTTACGATGTTCTCAAATACGGCAGGAAGCATGTTCGGTGTGTTGTTCTTTGCAAATCTGAATAAATCTTCTTCTGTTACACCCATCATCTTCATAAGCTGGTTTGTAACTACCGTTCCACTCATACCATCTTCAACAACCGAAAGAATGTATCGATAGGTGATTGCCAAATCTAAATATCCTCTGTGAGGTGCATCCTGAAGCATTTTCTTGTTTGAAGATGCATTTACAAGCTGGAAGATAATCCTGTGTTCCGGATCGTTGAATGTATCAGCATCAACCTTGGGCGCCCTATCGACTGTATTCACAAGCATATCTGCCACACTGTTCATCAGTTCATCGAATTTTCCGCCGTTTTCATGGTATGCATCGTAGAGAGCGCCAAACGACATAGATGGCGACATAGTCTTATAAATACCGCCTCTGAGTGATAACGCATCGATTTCAACATTGTTTTTTCTCACCTTGTATTCGATGCACTCATCTGGTCTGTATTCTTCAGGCATGTAGCCAGGGAGTTCATTCAGAACCTTTTCCTTAAACAGATTATATGTAAGCATCATCTTCTCACCTCTCTCTGGCATTTCATGCAAAGCGGTCTGCCGAACTTATCCATTGAGTATCCCCATACACGCTCGGCGATCACTGTACCGCATTTATCACATCTGTAATCATCTGTTGCGGAATTCTGTTCATGCTGAACATGTACCGTCTGTGGTACAACATCTTCCACATGAGGTTCCGGTTCTCTGTAGTCATCGGTAGGATCATCTTCGTAGTCGCTCTGGAATGCTGCATTATCAATGTCTGCACCCACATCGTATGTGTCCTGAACAAAGTCGATACGTTTCACCGGGATATCAGGTGTTCCGAACATGTTGTTGACGGAACATATGCCCTGGGCAATCATCATCTGTCTAACCTGTGGATCTGAATAATCCGGTGAGAATACAACAGTTGGGATTGCGAAGTTTCTGGACAGCTCTGCTTTTGTGTATGTGCCTTTTACACCGAGCAACGCACGGATCACTCGGAGTTTCGCTCCCGTCATTGCCTTCTCGGCCCATGTCTTTTTAAGAAGTGCCATGTTAACCATTACAGATCTCTCGATATATCGGTCCCTGTCTTCCTTTGCGATAACGTAGGCCTTGCAGGATTTCCCCCACTTATTGGTTGCATCTACCCACTCGCCGGCGAAGATCTCTGCCGCAGCTTTTGCCTGCTTTTCGTCAGTAATGCCTTTGACAGCCTTATCTCCAAACTCGATGCGGTACTTCTCTTCCTCATCCTCAAGGCAGATGACCTTCTGATCAGTCTCGGTTCTTGCTGTTCCGTCAGCTTTTTTCATGGCTCCCTGAGCCTGTGCTCTGTATGTTACGCGGTCAATTCTCTGACCATATGTTTCCTTTGGATTGAACTGGATGCCGGCAGCCATGGCCATCTTGTTGAGCAGTGGCTTTGTAAGCGAGAAAGTCTCGATCCAACATTCTCTTCCACTAGCATCAGTGCCTTTAATGGAACCGACCTTAAAGATATCTCCGCTGTTTTCGGAAGTATCAACCGGCACTTCCTCAACACGGAATTTGTAGAACGGATTGATCTGCACATCCGTTGCCTGCGGAAGCAACAGATTGCAGTTGCTGTACTGTCTCTGTACTTCTACCAGAGAGAGTGATGTGTTTGTTTCTTTCATCTTTCTTTGTCCTCCACAATTGATTTTGAAAGGGTTGTGTGATAGACTAAAAGAGCTTCAGCCTTTAACACAACCTGTTGGGCATGAAGTTCTGGCATAACCTCAGTGCGATGTGATGATTTGGGCCGTCAAACCGTCATCTATGAACCGTCGCGACTGGGGTTTTTCCTTTTTACGCATTTCTAATTCCTTTCTTTACGTTCCTGAGCATTGAGTCGAGAACGAATGAAAATCCTCCTGTAACAAAAAATGTAACCATCATGGAAATGAAAATTACATCTTCAATCATCTTCTGTGTGAAGATCCAGAGCATTGCTAATGAGATCATCATTGTAAGCACTCCGGTGATTGCGATCGCATAACCTTCAAGCAAATCAATTTTCTTTTTCATGTTATCCTCCTATACTGCCATTTTCAGCTGTCCATTGTTTTCTTCCAACAGATACATGAGCCACTCAAGCTCTTTCTGTTTCTTTTCCTTTTCCCGTTCTTCAATGCAATCGCATTTCTCTCCGGGATATAGGAACGCTCCGCACTCTTTACACCTGTGTGCGTACATTTCTTCACCTCCTTGTTTGCCCTATGTGCCCTGCACTTCGGACAAATGTATCCTCCATATGGGATCTTTGCGTCGATGGATATTCCCCATACCAAGCCGCAGCCCATACACAGTGCTTGTCTCATGTAACCTCCTACTCGATCATGCACATCTGATTGAAATACTTTCTCGGAATTTTACCTTCCGGATAAGTTTTGGAAATCAATCCCTTATCCAAGCATTCATCTCTAAGGCCTTTGATAATACCGTATGCTTTGCTTCTGCTCACACCGAGCATTGACATCACATCTTTGTAATCGTAGAAAGGTCTCTGGCCAACTTCCTTGATAACTCCTGTTGCCATCTCTTTCCCTCCTATAAATTCTTCTGTGACCATACCTTCAGGTTCTGGTTGATCTCGTTCAGTTCATCCAGTGTACGGATGATCTCTTCCAGCTCCGGCTTCTCGCTATCGTCGATGATGCCATCGTCTACGATGTCCAGAAGCATCTCCTTAACTTTTGAAACCTTGCGAAGTGATGCCATGGCGCGTACAGAGATCCTGTCAAGGTTCGTCTCCTCGATAACCGGCATTGCACTTCCAAGTGGACAGCAGTTTCTGCAATAGTAGTTGCTAAGCTCAGGTGCCTTGTAGCATTCAGCCATCATTACGACTTCATCTGTGTGCGGAGTTGCTACCCCTGTCTCTATTCTCGCAAGGCGAGTGCGCTCAATTCCAAGCTCCTCAGATGCTCCTTCCCGTGATCCGAAGCAGTCATTGAACTGTATTGCTCGTTCGCGTGCTTTGAACCATATGTTCTCAGCAGCTTTGGGTGCATATATTGCCATTGTTGTTCCTCCCCCTGGTTGTTAAAATTGAATTAGATGATATTTTGTGAATATGGGATTGTTATATCCAAGGCCCTGCTGATCCGATCGGCAATCTCGGGGGCATATGTGCTACCGTTAACTACTCTTGATACATAGCATCTTGAAATTCCTATCTCGTCCGAAAGTTCTGTTACGGACATATCCTTCTTAATAAGCGCTATCTTCGCTTCCTTGCTCCACGGCGGAAGGATCCTTTTCATTGAATATCACCTACTTTCTTTTTGATATTGCACATTTGTTAACTGATGCCGTATAATAACGGTATCCGCTAATTTTTAGAAAGGAGTAACCGAAATGGATAATGCCAGCTGGTG